CAGCATCAACAGCACAAATTTTGGGGAACAATGAGGCGTTTGAACCTTTTACCACAAACCTTTATTCTCGAAGAACTTTAGGTGGTGAATTTATTGTCATTAATAAACATCTAGTAAAGGAATTAATGTTATCGGGATTATGGAATGATGAGATTAAAGATAAAATGATTCTCGAAAACGGATCAATTCAAAACATTCCTGAAATCCCTGTAGAAATTAAGGAGATATATAAAACTGTGTGGGAAATGTCTCAAAAGACCTTATTACACATGGCCGCTAATAGATCTGTATTTATTGATCAATCACAATCTTTAAATTTATTTATTAGTAATCCAAGTAAAGCCAAATTATTAGCGGCACATTTACTTGGTTGGAAGTTAGGTTTGAAAACAGGTATGTACTATTTGAGAACAAGATCAGCGGTGGACCCACTGAAAGGTCTTGGTATTAATACCTCAAAGGCACAACCAAAACCTGAACAAAACGAACAAAATGTAGAACATGTTGAGGTACCAACAATTTCTTCTAATTCACTTATAAGTGAAAATAAAGAGTTAGAGATGGTGTCACAACCAACGATACGACCAGATGATTCACCTTTCGAATGTGAAGGTTGTGGTTCGTAAATTGATTTTTTTTTAAACTCGTTTTTTAACCCCTCGTTTTCGAGGGGTTTTTTATTTATACTCATTTTAACATTGTTTATATTTATTAGTATGGCAGTAACGTATGGAATTGAGTTCCCATTTAGGGATAGTGTTACGGGTGATTATTTAAAAAGAACTACTTCTCCTGAAAGAGAGGTTAGATCTAACCTTATTCACCTTATTTTAACTAAGAAAGGGAGTAGATTTTTTTTACCTGATTTTGGTACTAGAATCTATGAATACATCTTTGATCAAAACGATATGGTGACTTTTAACCTAATCGAAGAAGAAATTAGAGAGGGATGTAGAAAATATCTACCAAACTTAGATATTAATTCTATTGTGGTGATATCTGCGGAAGATGACGAGGACAAGTCAAAAAAGATGGTTAATGATGATGACGACGAAAGATTATTCAGATTGGCAGACCCATCCACCAAACCATACACCGCTAAAGTTAAAATAGATTACACAGTTAATAATGGTGCATTTTCATCATCAGATTTTGTTATAATTAATATATAATATGAGTAAAAAAATATCATATGCAAAAAGAGATTTTGCCGGTTTAAGGGAAGAACTCGTTAACCTAACTAAGGATTATTATCCTGATTTAGTTAAGAATACCAACGACGCGTCGATCTTTTCAGTATTGTTGGATCTTAACGCTGCGATTGGTGATAACCTACATTACCATATCGATAGAGTTTGGCAGGAAACGATGTTGGATTTCGCACAACAAAGAAGATCCCTATTCCATATTGCCAAAACATATGGTATAAGAATACCGGGTAATAGACCTTCTGTATCATTATGTGATTTTTCAATTAATGTTCCGGTTAGAGGTGATAAAGAAGATGAAAGATATTTGGGAATATTGAAAGCGGGTGCACAAATTTCAGGTGGAGGACAAACATTTGAAACAATTGATGATACTGATTTCTCAAGTCCATTTAATTTAAAAGGAGAACCCAATAGATTAAAAATACCAAATTTTGATTCAAATAATAAACTGATTTCATATACGATCACTAAAAGAGAAGCGGTTGTAAATGGAGTTTCGAGAGTTTTTAGAAGAGTCATCTCATCACAAGATCAAAAACCATTTTTTAAGATTTTCTTACCAGAACAAAATGTTTTGGGTGTAACATCAATTATACACAAGGAAGGAACAAATTTTACTGCCAACCCAACATCATCGGAATTTTCATCAGAAAATAATAGATGGTATGAGGTTAAGAGTTTGATGGAAGATAAAGTATTTGTACCAAACAGAACTTCTTCTTCAGATACCTCTAATTTCACTGCGGGGGATTATAAAAGAGTGACGAATAAATTCATTAGTGAATACACTCCTGAGGGTTACATGTCAGTAACTTTTGGATCAGGTGCGGTCGACCCATTAGAAAATTTAGATTCATTTAACGAAGGTTCATTGAAAGTAAATTTAGGTACATACTTAAATAACTTATCGTTAGGTGCAACACCAAAAACCAATAGTACTTTATTCATAAAATATAGAGTTGGGGGTGGTAAGAATACTAACTTAGGTGTTAACGTTATTAATAGCGTCGATAACGTTGAGTTTAACGTAAATGGACCACTTACAAACGTTAATAACCAAGTGGTCCAATCATTAAATGTTACCAACGTAACGCCGGCCGTGGGAGGATCAGACCAACCAACTGTTGAAGAGATACGTAATATGGTTGGTTACAACTTCGCAGCACAAAACAGAGCAGTTACATTAAATGACTACAAAACTTTAATTGAAACTATGCCATCAACATATGGTGCACCTGCAAAGGTAAATGTTATGGAAGAGGATAATAAGATTAAGATTAAACTACTTTCATATGATAATGAAGGTAACTTAACAGATACAGTTTCAAACACGTTAAAAAACAATATCCTAAGATATCTAACAAATTACAGAATGATCAATGATTATATTGATATTCAGAGTGGTGAGGTATTGGATTTTGGTTTAGAAATAGATTTACTTATTGATAAAAATATTAATCAAAGTGAGGTCTTAAAAGATGTTATTGGACAAGCCACCGATTTCTTCTCCATAAATAATAGAAAAATGGGTGACCCATTATTTGTTGGTGAACTACAAAAATCTATTTCAGATATTGTTGGAATTGTTAACGTTGTTGATCTTAGAGTCTTTGGTAAAACAGGAGGTGAGTATTCAACTGCGGAAGTTTCACAAGGTTACTTAGATGAAGTAACAAAAGAGATTGATCAGTCAGATTCCACTATTTTCATGAAAAGTAACCAAATTTTCCAAATTAGATTCCCTAAAAAAGATATCAAAATAAGGGTCAAAACCTTAGGTTCCACTACATTTTAATTTTCTTTTTCCGTATTATTATTAATTAAGGAAAATAGGTTCTAACCTATTTATATGATATGATACAGAAACACAGAATAAGAACGGAAATTGGTAAAGATCAAAAGTTAACTGTTGAATTAAAACAGGATTATGATCTTTTAGAAATTCTTTCGTTAAAGTTTACCCAAAAGGACATCTACACATCTTTATGTGCGGACTATGGTGTTGTTTGTGGTCGAATCTCTGTAAATGAGGGGGTTGGTGTTGCAAATGCAAGGGTATCAATATTTATCCCACTTAGTGATGAAGACTCGGATGACCCTGTAATCAGTCAATTATACCCTTACACAATAAGTACTGACAGAAATGATGACGGTTACAGATATAATTTACTACCATCTAGAAAACAACATAGTGCACACACACCAACAGGAACATTCCCCGACCAAGAAGATATTATTGGTAGAGAAGAAGTTTTAGAGGTGTATGAAAAATACTATAGGTATACTGTCAAAACAAACGACGCGGGAGACTTCATGATTTGGGGGGTTCCTGTAGGGTCACAAACTGTTCATGTTGACGTTGATTTATCAGACATGGGTTGTAATTCACTTACACCTTACGATTTAATTTATGAGGGAGTATCTAAAGAGAAATTTGAAAACTTGTATACGTACATGGGTTCAAATAATATAGATGGATTACCTCAAATCGTAACTTTTGAAAAGACTATTGAAGTTTACCCTTTTTGGGGTAACGAAGATCTTTGTGAAATCGGCATTAGTAGGGTAGACTTTGATTTATCCGAAAAAGGTATTCGTATCGAACCTTATGCACTTATGATGGGAGGGACATTTACTGATTCGGGTAAAGACGCTCTTAGAGTTAATTGTAATGTCGATAATCAAATGGGTGAAAAATGTAAATTAACAACATTTCCGGGTGATATTGAGGCAATTAGATTTAGTGGTCAGTATGAAAAAAATGTGGATGGAACATTTAACATGGGAAGACCCATTTTGGAGGCCATTGCAATTGATTCACAAGTTGATGAAAATGGGGTTTATTTCTTCAGAGTACCGATGAACATGAAACGACTAATAACCAATGAATTTGGTGAAATGGTCGAGACATATGATCAAACTAAAGGTATCCCAACACAAGGTAATTATCGTTTTAGGATAAGTTTAAATGAAGATACGGGTGAGAGAAATAGATTTACGGGTAAATTTTTAATACCTAATATTAGAGAGTACCATAATGGTGATACCAGTTATTTAGGTGGACCATCAACGATTGACACAAAGTCATATTCATTTTCAACAAATTTAGATGACTACCCTTCACAATCAATTGATGAAATCGCGGGAATTAGTCAAGACGCAATAGATGCAAATCAGTTAGGTGTTCCTCAAGATTATTTTTATCAATTTAGATATGGTAGAGTTTATACCGCATCTAATTTTATCAATCAATATTAT